GCCCCAGTGCTTGACCTCCCAGCCGATAATGCGGGCGCACAATAAGTAATGCGCAGCCTGCAAATGGTATGCAAATTTGTAAATCGCCTTACCAAATCCGCGCGGGCTTGCGTCCTGGGCGCTCTTCACGTCTCCCATGACTTTCAGCTCCGGCGAGTAGATGTCGGGGCGACACTTGAGCATTAACCCTGACGGCTCGTGCTCCACGAAAATTGACGCCTCGCAAATCTTGTCTTTTTGCTTGAGCAGCTTGCCGCAATGCTGGTCGTTCATCAGGCCGCCCACGATTTCGCCGTCGTCGGTCAGCATGCCCAGCACGGCGTTCTTCACGTTGTCGTAATCCTTGCGGGGCAGGAGTACCTTGCCCTGCGCCTTGCACAGCTCGTAATGCTCCTTAAACGCCTTGGTGGCGCGTGAGCGTTCCTCAGAGACGACGACGTTGCCCAGCTCGGGCTCTAGCGCCTCACTGTGTATTGCCGTGCCGATGTCGGCGACAGTCTGACCGATGGATCCGCGTGTGTATTCAGCGTGTAGCGGGGATTTGCTAATCCATGACTTTAAGAATGACGCGTTAACCCCTGGCGCCGCGTGGTAATCCTCGTTTGGGATGTCGTGATATATTCCGGGTTTCATTGTGTGCATTCTCCGTCGTCTGCCTGGCACAAAAACGCCTCGTCATCGAAAATCCAGTCAGCTTGTTTTGCTACAAATTGACCTAAATCCTTGAATGTACGGGTTGCGTGAAAGTGCGCCTCTTTTCCGATTTGTTGTGATTTCCAATTTTCGATGTCTGCCCACCACTGCATGCGGTCAGGGTGTTCGCGCCACATCATTGCTAAGGTTGCCTCCGATTTCAGAAAGCATCCGTCGCAGTTGCCTTTCGGGGTACTGCCGTTCGCGCCCCAAAGCCTCAAATCAAACGGCTGGCCATTCCAAAAATCCATCACGGTTTGCTTTGTGGCGTTGGCGTCATTCAGGGGATACCAATTGTCCCAGCGTTTCTCCGTCGATGTTTTTACTCGGCGCTTTTCATCTGCCCGGATCCCAATGCATTGCGTCCATTTTTTCCATCCTTCTTTCACCAAGAACCGCTTGATGGTTTTGACCTTCAATTCTTGCGTGCAAAATCGACGGTGGACGTTTGGTAAAATCTTTGGTTGCTCCAAAGCCGCCTTGAATGGCTCTCCGTTGCGCGCGGCGCTGTTGTGATTGACGACGTCAAAGCCGACCTTTTTGTTTCGCCGTGTGTATTCCAGCCAGGTGATAGGAACGCCCCAGCGCTCGCCGCATTCCTGTACAAAATCCAGTGTCTCTGGCATCTCGCGGCCAGTGTTTGCGAACGTCACTTTTGCTCGGTCGGGCAGGCCGTCGTTGGCCTCCAAGATTTGGTGCAACATGTACCCGGAGGTGCGACCGCCGCTAAAGCTGATCAGCACGTTTCCTTCAGGCAATGTGTAGGGTGACGCCGTCATTGCACCGCCTCCGTGATTTGGCGCTCCAGCATCTCAAGAAGTGCCTCGCAATTTTCCACGCGCTGACGACAGGTCCACCGCTCCGGGGGTCGCTTCAAGTCGTCCTTCAGGGTCTGTAGGCTCCGTCTGATTAGGCTCATTGTTTTGTTGATCTCCTCGTTCATTGTCTGCTCTCCATGCCATTATTTCTCTCACCAGCTTGCAAAAGCGCGGGAAGCTGATGTCTGCCTTGTCGTGGTGGTTTGTGTTTCTGCCGCCCGTCTCGCTCTCGACGATTGCGCCGAACCCGACGACGCAGCGGGGCTTCCGGTGGTCGTACCGATAGATGACCGCCGGGTAGATCCCGCGGCTGATGTCCGACGCCGTGACGGCTTGCTGCCAGGCTCCGCTCGGGATGCCGACGCCCTTCTGCCGCCGCTTTAATTCCAGCGAGAACGGGAAATCATTTGTGTCGGGCAGTAGGTCACCCAACCCGGCTGTGCGGACCTGTTCTAGGTTGCGCCGAAAGTGGATCCCCAGCTCGTCAAATAACTGGTGGCTGATGTCTAACTCAAAACTGCTGCCGCGCTGCTTAGCGTACCGCCCGCGTTGGCTCGGTGTCCTGCTCATTTTCTACCTCGAAATTTTGCTTCAGGATGTACTCAACAAAGCGCGCCACCGATCTTCCGTCGGCCTTGGCGGCTTTATCAAGTTGATTTTTTACGCCCTCATCAATTCGGATGAACAACGCAACTCGTTGATTTTCCATGTAAATCTAGTCTCTCGATTTGCTCTTACAAAAAATATTACATCTGGTACTTGTAAAGTGATATCACAGTGATATCTATTGGGTACAGAACAGCAAACGAACAGGAGACAAACAGATGACTTTAGACAGCTCAAAAATCGTAAGCGTATTTCTTTCAGAGTGGGATTTTGAATACAATAATCCTTGGGCTGAAGAGCCAGGCGATAACATCGCGACAAACTATTACGTCACCGTGGCCGACAAGTTAGGCAACACCTGGAACCACGATTGGGGTTTGCAATCTAATAAGGTTGGCCATCACGAGGCGCGTGAGCGTGTTGAGCGTATGGTTAAGCGCATCGAGGATCATTTGTCTGCGGGTGGCGCGTTGGATCCAAAGCATTGGCAAGAGGGTCACCCACAGTATGGCTCGGTCGCTTGGCAGCGCTTTGACATCGACGAGTTGCAGCCAGCCGCCGCAATGGTCGCGTCAGGTTATAATCCTGAGAATTTGCCAGATAGTCTGCGCGGTTACTTTTAATGTATTCCTCTGTGCTTGAAGAATACATCTACCAGATACACGGGGTGCGCGTTGTGTGGACCCCGTCACAACCCGGCCAAGAGCCGCCATTTTAAGGAGGAAAGAAATGGACAACACCTACAGACAGCAAATTGATGAGCGTTTCTGGCTCACCTGGTTTCCTGCCAGCCTTGAATTCATCAAGGACGGAAAGCAGTGGATGGTCACCGAGAAAATCGACGACATGGACTACTGCCGTGGGTTTTACAAAACGAAACGCCAAGCAGTGGAGAGTGTAAGCAGATGACCAGACCCTTCGTATTGAAATGGAAAACCCTGACCCGCGCGGAGCTGGACGAAATCCTCGACGAGGTGTTCGCCAAGATCCAAGTGCAACAATTAATCGAGAGGGTGGCAAATGACGACCTTTAGTGACCCGCACGATTTCTGCCGCGTTTGCCGGGGCAGGGGCTACATTCAGAATTGGGAGTGGAACGTCCACGCCCAGCAAGACACCCTGCAAAATTTTACATGCAACTTATGCCAGGGATCCGGCCACCGGGTCGTGCGCTTAATGGACAAGGGAGACAAGCGATGACTGAGCAGCCAACCTGGAAGGTTCTAGACACAACGTCTGGCGCTGCTATGTTCTACGGCACCTGGCAACAGTGTGTGAGGTACGCCGTCAGGGAAAAACTAGGGACTTACAATCAGTATGGGTGGTTGGGCCGCGTGCTAAAAATGCGCGACGGTTACGACATCCGAGGAGGATAAATGAAAGTGGGTGCATTCATAACGGGGGCGTCTGACGACCACCAGAAAACGCAACGCAAACGCATCAAGGCGCTGCTCCGAGACACCGGGGCCAGCGTCAAGTGGTACACCGAGCCGGAGGGGCGCCAGAGACGCGATGTAGAGGACCGCAGAGAGCTGAACGACTGCGTCAGGTACTGCCGCGCCAACGACGCCACACTCGCGCTGCATTCGATCTCAGATCTGTTCCCTAAAAAGTGGCAGGCGCTGACGTTCCTGAAACACCAGGTCGAGATGTATGACATCGACGTGAAGGTCGCGGACGACCCGATCATCAGCAAGGGATCGCTGCACGTCTTGAGCGCCGCGGCGGACGCGCAGCGACACAGGATCGCCAAGAAATCTAAACAAGCCATCGACAGTATAAAGGCAAAGCTGGAAGAGGAGGGGAGCTACACCGCCAGAAACGGCCGCACCATCACCCGACTGGGGGTCCACGACAAGCTGAGCGAGGCGAGCCAAAAGGGGAACGAGGCGCAGGCTGAGCTTGCCCGGGAGCGCGACGACGAGGTTTGGCCCATCATCGAGCGCTGCCAGGAGCAGGGCATGGGCTACGCCGCCACGGCGCGACACCTCAACGCACTGGGGGTACTGACGCCAGCCGCGCGGGCGCGACACGAGAGGCCCACCAACATGGAGTGGTACGCGTCGACGGTGCGCAACATTGTGCTGCGGCGGAACAAATAAATTGACACGGTCCCACAATGAGACATATTAGAACAAGATGTGAACAGGAGGCGAACAAGATGAGACAACGCAGACGCAAGATAAACCCAACGCTGTTCCTGATGAAAAACGGTTCGTTGAAGTTTAAGCGTCGCGTCGATTTTCCTATGTGGCACCCGGATCACATAAGTAAGGTGGCGAACATCCTGCGTGAATTCGCGGACAGGCTGGACGCCATCCACGGGTCTAACTCACTGAGGGGCGCAGATAAAACTCTATGCGCGCAGAACATGATCATGGAAATGAACAACACTGCGCAAAGAATTTCACCGAGGGATCCGCGGGAACGCGGCGCGGAGAAACTAGAGTACGGCGACTACGGGCTAGTCGACACAAACGGCTTCGACGCCGTGCAAGCGAGGGAAGACCTACAAGAAGAACCTCTGGTGCCGAGAAAAAGGTAACTAGAATTTGCAAAAAACGTAAAACGCGTGTTGAGTAGAGAAAAAAGGAGGCCAGCACAAATGGAAGAAAAATTATCGTATAATGTGAATTATCCTAGATCGAGCAGTACGATCTGTAATTCAGAACAAACAGAACAACCTGAACAGTCTAATCAGAACATCCTGGAGATACTGGGTGACGTCGTGGGCGCTCTCAGTCTCTTTGGGTTGCTCTTTGTCGGGCTATTTTTTGCGGGGGTCTACTCATGATCATCCGCGACGTAAAATTCATCGAGAACGCAGAAAACGAAACCCTCCGCGAGGATTATGAGGAGAACCTGGTTGACCTAGCGGAGAACCTGGCGATCTGCATGGCGGAGGTCCGCAAGTGGGAGGCGTTTAAACACGCCGCAGCTCAAGCGCTCAGCGAGGGCATGAACCTGTTGGAGATCGCGCAGATCAACACCGGGGATCACGTCTTCGACCTCACAGAGAACGGCCTGCACGTCGAGTACAGCAAGGGGGTGGTTCATTGAAATACCCCATGAGCAAATCTCAAAAAGAGATCTACGACTACATCGTGGAATTCTACAAAGAGAAACCGCACGAAAGCCCATCCCTGCGCGACATGTGCACGGGGCGTGTCGGTGACCGCCAAATCTGTAAGCCGCGGGCCAGCCGGACGTCGGCGTATGGCTTAGTAAAATCGCTCTGCGATAAGGGCTACCTGGAGGAGCGGTTTTACCGCAACGTCGCCTACTGGGTGCCCGCCGATGGTTAAACTGGTTGACGCGTTTACTAAAACGATAGGTCGACCGCCCACCATGAAAGAACTCGACGCGATGCACGAGCTGCAACGCGATCAGAAGAAATTTCAAGAGTTGAAAAAGAAGGTGGAACAGAAAGCCGTAGACAAGGCGCGACCAAAATCGCCAACGAGAAGGAGACACCCGGTGCCGTTACGCATGCCAAAGAATGCAAAAATCGTGAACCGCATGATGCTGATCGGCATGAATGTGAGCACGATTGCGTATTGCCTGGAGCTGACTGAGCCAGCCATCAGGACGTACATCCGGGACCATAAGTTGCCGAGAAATACAAAGTGATCGTGCGGGCCACGCTACGCGTCGGGTTATAGCTCTGGCGGACGTATATACAAATGTTATTACGTCACCGTGGCCCGCTCTGAGTTTTTACTTTGCCTTCGCAGCCATCTCAAGCGCAATTTCTTGCGTTTCTGAGTTTCTGCGGGTCCAACCCCGACCAAAGGTTTCAAAGGTTTTTAATCGTTCATAGAAGCGCTGCCGCGTCGTAGTCACATACTTGATGATATGCTCGGGATCTTTCTCAGCTACGAGCGCCAACGTCTTCGGTCCTATGGCGCCGTCTTGGGTTGCCCCGATGCATCGCTGTATGGCCTTGGCTGGGCGCCCGGTGCCTGAATTGACGCCCCAGTCGAACGCAACCCAATCAACGCCTGACGGTAGGTCGTCGCCGCGCACCTTATCCCAGTAATTCTTTTTGTAGATCGGAGCGACGTCGTCTGGTGTCAGGTCGCGCATCTCCTGCTCAGTGACTTTGCGGCCCATCCACTTCTCGTACACTTTCCGGGTCACGCCCAGGTTTGTCATGCCGCCGGGATCCTTTGGGTGATCAACAAAGCCGCCCTCGTGATGCAAAAGCATCTCTAGGCATTTATCAAAGTTCTCTTTCATCGGTTCATCTCCAGATACAAACGCCAGCAATTAACCAGCGTATTTAAACTCACTGCGCTGAACAGCATGACCCACTGCCACATTTCCATCAGCGCTTACCTCCGAAAAACTGCTTGCCGCCGCGGATACCGACCGCCGCCGTGCAGACAGTGAAAACCAACCAGGTGTACCATTCAGGCAGCTCAGAGAGGCGGTCGAACCCGTTTTTGACGGTGTCCTCCATACCGGGGATGAAGCATAAAATTACGGGTATTAGGACCGCAAAAGTTACCACCTCGTCTTTGATCGACGACTGCGTACCCTCCGCCATGATGCGCTCCCAATCGGCGACCGACGTTTTTTCAGACAGCAAAATTTTAGCTTTCGCCTCGGCCTCGGTGAGCTTCAGTTTCGCCTCCGCTGCCTGCTTTGTCGTCTTTGCGTCTAGCCAGGATCCCGCGAGCTGTGTCAGGGGTGCTATCAATTGCGCAATCATGAGCTGCTACTCCCGCTGCTTGTGACCTTGCTCAGCGCGAAATAGGCGCCCACCAGGCCGCTCAACGCGATGTATTGGGTCATCAGTACACTCTCGGCCCCAGCCATCCTCTGTGGGTCGATAATCGTCGCTATGGTGGTGATGATCATCATGCCCAGCGCGGACCACGCCATGCGCCGCTTGTTGACCTGGTAGGCCATTTTGTCAGGTATTAGTTCGTTCATGCAGAACCTCCGCTATTCTCTTGCTGGTCGTGATGATCACCACGCGCCCAGCGCTGTCGTATACGGCCCAGCGACCGCGTTTAATTTCCCTTAACTTCAAGGCATGCGACCGCCTGACTGTTGTGGATGATTAGGTTTTCCGTGGCTTTGCGCCGCTCCTGCTCGCACTCCTGGAACGTCGTGTATGACGGCCCGATCTGGTAGTATTTCAGCATCGCCGACGGCATGTATTGGATGAAGACTAGAACGTAGATCATTACCAGCGCCCCCGGGCTTTACCGACCAACCAAATTGCGATCGCCAGGATGACGCCGCCTACCAGGAACGCGATGATCCCGATGGTCCAGTTGATGCAGTTGTCGATGAATTCTTGTTTCTTGTAGGCTTGCTCCTTGCGGATCCGGCGCTGCTCCGCCTCGATGCGCAAAACCTCGTCCCAGGCGCTCGGCCCGTAAATGAACGAAATTTCATCCTTGATGGACTTTCGCATCTCGTCGAACTTGCGGCGCTGGTTCCAAATCAACACCGCGTTTTCTTCGTCGGACCCCTTGAACGTCTTTTCCCACCAAGGCGGGTTTTTCGAGCGCTCTTCTATCTTTTGGAAATCGCTGAACGCCTTACCCCAGGTCGCTAGGGTGCCACCCATAGACTGGATGTCCTTCCCGGTGCTTATCGCAGCCTTGAGCGTCTTAAACGCCCCCGTGGCTAATGCAACGCAGCTTACCGGGTCCATGGCGTCACCCCATCTTCATCAGCACCGCCACGAGCATTGCTATAATGGTGCCAGCCGCGGCGACCAGGATGCTCTCGATGCGTTTCACTCTGGTAAACACCTCCTTGAACTGGATCCGCACCTCAGTCCTGGTTTCGGCCAGTTGAATTTGCATTTCATCAATCCTTTGGTGAGCTGATGCCACGGTACGCTTGTCCATCAGTAGGTTCCTTCCCAGTCTCGTAGTTTTGCGAATTCGCCGGACATCAGCTTTTTCTTGATGACGTCCTTGACGGCCTCGGTGTCGCTCCAGCTCACGCCAGCCTCCTTGAGCCAGTTTGTGAGCATCGCCGGGTGTATGTCGCCGACGTGCTTCCAGTCCGACGCGAACGCGTTTATGGACCGCTCACGGGCGTACTGCGCATCCTTCAGCGTCTCATCCATGCTGAACGTGCGTTTCACGATCATCTGGTCGTCGTCAAACGTGACCTTTTCACCGATCTGATTATTTTGCCCGGGCATTCGACTTCGCCTTTTTCTTTGCTGGTGCCTTGCCTCCGACCCACGCCTCGTTGACGTCCGGGGTGGAGGGGTCGTCAGCCTGGAGCTGACCGTTTGCCTTGCGTGCGCGCTTCGGAGCTGCCTTGGCTTGCACCTTCGACAAAGCGTCCTCACGGATGGCGTTAATTTCGTTGATTTCTGTCTCCGGCAGATCCGCCGTGTCGCCTCTGAATAGCTTGCCCTTCGAGGTGTAGACGTTCCCGACATTCACAATGATTTTTACCATGTCTCACCTAGTGTCTAGTAATTGTAAATGAAGGGGCCGCGTGGCCCCCTCAAAAGCGTTATGACGTTATGACGTTGTACAGTCTGCGATCAGGCCGTTTGCAGCCTCATTTTTACAGACAAGCGTTAGCTCTGTGGTCACCTGGCGAGTTGTGTTATCGCCATTTTTAGCAAGAGCGACGTTCTTTGTAGGACGCAAAACCGCGACTTCCCACATATCGTCTTGCATGATCCACACGTCGCGTGAACGGCACTGTCTTGACGGCTGGAAGGCCACCTGGCCCCATGGGGTCAGATAAATTGACAATGAGTTCACGACACGCTCGTCACCAGCAACCACGTTCGCACGTTGGTTGTTGTTACCAGTGAACGACAACGCCGCATTCATTTGGAACGCCGACAGATAGCAAGTATCTGGAACGCCGCCAGC